CGCCGTTCAAAGGCGCAAGCGGGGTAACGCATCCGTTATTAGCCGAAGCGGCCACTCAGTTTCAAGCACAAGCCTACAACGAGCTTCTACCGCCAGATGGCCCCGTCCGCACGGTGATAATGGGTGCGATAGACAAAGAAAAAGAACAACAGGCCCATCGTGTCAAAGAGTTTATGAATTACTACTTGATGAATGTGATGCAGGAGTACACGCCTGAGTTCGATCAGATGTTGTATTACCTCCCTCTTGCCGGATCGGCGTTTAAGAAAGTGTACTATGACGCCGCTTTGGACCG